CCAACGGGATCACCGCAGAATACTGGTAGATGGCATTGGTGTTGTCATTCGCAATCTCGTATTGCGTAACACCTGTGGTATTAGCACTCGCGCCATTAAGACCAATAGGACGAAGACCAAAGGCAGTATCTTGATTTGCCATTTTTAGTTTCTCCTAATCAGGACGGTCCTTATCGCTGTGGACCGCCAAAGGTTACACGAGATTGACGATCAGGTTTAGTGATCGTCATGGTTGAATGTGCATTCTCGCGCATCATGTCGGAGTCAACAGCCTGCATCTGGTCGGAATTTCTCTGCGTGAAATATTCCGTCCGCTCAGCTACCGTTTCCAACGGAATCCGTGCGAGAATAAGTCCACCTACTCCAAATACACCTTCGTATTTACCTGAATCGACTACCGGGGCCTCAAAGTCCGGGTACTCATCCTTACGGACCAGTTCCCAACCTTCACGCAGTTTTGCGCTGATGTTTTTCGTATCATCAAAACCACGCGTTTCTGCGCGGATCCAACGATGCTTAAAACCATCCGGTGCAGGTGGTGCATCCAACATAGACGGGGGAGCCCACGGCTTACGCCTAGCCGCCTTCTCCCTAGTTTGATTTGCGCGAGAAGTCCGCTTCACGGTTCCTTGGAACATTTCGTTTTGTTCTTCAGCCATTTCACTTACTCCTTCACGTATTTCGCGTATTCTTCAAGCGGCACACCCAATTTCTTCGCTATCGCGACTTGGCTAGGGGTGAGACTAACCTTTTTCCCACTACTGCGCCCAGAACTGCGGGATACAGAAGCAACCGTCTGAGCGGGTCGTTTGCTTCCACCGTTAAGCTTATGCGGGAACTCGCCCTGCATACGCCTGTCAAGTTCAGTATAGTAGTCATCCGACTGCGGGTCAAACCCTTCATCTTCAACCAACTTTTTGTGGATGCCAAAAGCCGCATACGTCATGGCTTCGTCTGAACCAAACCACTCGTTTCTCTGAGCCCACCGCTCGGCCTTCGGGTCCGGGCGGCGCGGCTGTTGTTGCGGCATAGGTTGATGAACCTGTGCTTCCTGCTGCGCTTTAGCCTGTTGAGCGTAGCGCTCTTGCTGCACTTTAGCCTGTTGAGCACGGTCGTTTTCGATGGCAAGCTTCGTAATCTGTCGCTGCGCCTCAATAACACCGTTCGTGTCCCCAACCTCAATAGCCCGAGCAAGGGCCTGCTCTGCGGTGGCCATCTGTGTCTCAACACGACTACTGTACTCCTGTACGTAGCTGCTGTCCAAGCTGTCCATGCGCTGCTTTAGCTGCTGGGCTTCGGCCTGCACACCCTGAGCGTACTTAATCGCTTCCTGCTCACGGCGCTCAGCTTCGCGCATCTTTTTGGTTAGGCGGTCAATACGCTTCTGCGTAGCATTTTCCGCTTTGTCAAAGTTGTCCTCCTCGGTAGCCGCCACCTGCTCTTCAGGTTGTTCAGCTTCCGCGACCTCAACTTCTGTTTCGTCACCCAGATCCAGTTCGATCTGATCCTTTTCTTCTGCCATCAATATCTCCTAGAAATGCAAAATGTCTTCAGGTTCGCCGATTTTGGCCAAAACCTCATCGTCGTTCAGAATACGGACCTCGCCGCCGTCAATCCGGAAACGTGACCCGGCATACCGGGCAAACATCACCCAATCGCCTTGCTCACACCACGGACCAACCGGAAACTTTTCCGCGTCCTTATACGCCAACGCGCCCACCTTGAGCACGTAACCGACCTGTGTGGATACCGTTTGCTCCTCCACAACCTTGTCCGGCAGGTAAATACCGCCGTCAGTACGGCCTTTGCCGCGGTATGGTAGGATTAACAGCCGCCAGCCCGTGGGGTCTGGCATCCGTTCTAGGAGAGAACCACCGATTGCCTCGGGGTCTAATACTTTGTCCGTAGCGTCCTTGTATGCTGATGAAAGGTTAGCGACACCTTCCGCTACGTCTTCAAGATCTACTTGCGCTTCATTCACTGCTTTGCTCCTGTTTTTCTAGCAGGCCCTTGAGTTCCTGTTCCACGTGATCTAGGGACTTGAGATTCCCCATGAGCTCACGATACTGCTCTATGCTCTTCACGTTGTCGTAAATTAACAAATCGTAAACAGCCTGACGCCGTTCCCTGATAATTCTGAAAACGGCTTCAGCAAAATGTATTTCATCCACTCGTATACCTCCGCATTAAGTCTGATATGTTTTTATACCAGACTTAATGAGAAGTCACGCGTTTCTTCGTTCCGACGAAGCCAGCCTTTGCCAAACGTGTCGAATGTCCGCAGCGACCGATAAAACTCTTCGCGCTGCTCAGCAATCGACTCAATTATCGCCTCTGGCGTAAACTCTGCCGCCGCTCCAAGCGTCATTGGGCCAATAGCGCCGTCCTGAGCCACCATGACGGCCTTCTGGAGGGCTTTGGCTGCCCTACCCGGCCCAGAGTTAACAGCCCAGTCAAACGTGCTGAAATCGACGCCAGAGGGCAATTCGTCCCCCTTGACGCGATCCCAGTACCCATTCTTGTAGATCATCTGGACATGATCGTCCGGAATGTTCTTCAACTCGCTTACGTCTTCCAGAGGGCGGCCAAGAAAGTCCGCATAGGTTTTGTGCGTAATTCCCTTGTTTGTCGCACCTCCGGGATCTTCTGGATGGTCCACAAAGCCGCCTTCGTGCTTCAAGACCATGTCCAGACTTTTGAAAAAATTAGCTTCCATTACTTTGTCAGTCCTTTAACCTTTTCTACGGTTCTAAGACCACCAAGACCAAGCATCCCAAGCAGGACAGTCATCAGGCTATCCATGTCAAAGGTTGGCAGGTCCGGGGCTTCCATGCCCGCGTAAGCAAAACCGAACATGGTCACAGGGGCTAACACAAAGTGCCAGATCATGGCTGTTGCCAGACCCCACCCAAGAAAAGGTCGCCAACCGGCGACAAAAACAGACCTATGTTGCGCTTCCGCTTTGTTGATTTCAATCTGACCCATATTCGCTTCGTGGGCGTGTTTCTCCGCCATCGTAGCGATTTCATGGGCTAGCTTTGCTTTCTGGTCCTTGTCCTCAATGAACTTGTCCAGAAGCCCTGTAACCGGGCCAATAAGTGCTTGTAGCATCAGTATACCTCCATACTGTCTTTCTTGATGTACCGGGGCTCACAATAAGCTGTGGCCTTCAAATCCGGCGGCACCTTATAGCTGTACTTATAGTTCCCGTATCTCTTTACAAGTTGAGCAGCGTACCAGTTGCACTCGTTGATGTCGTAAAAGTACATATCTCCGCTTACCAACCGCTTGCCGTCACCTTGACCTATATAGAGCAATAACACAAACACATGGATCATCTACGACTCATCCAAGCGGTCGTGCCCATGTACGCCCCGACAATACCCGCCCCAGAGATGTAGAACAGGTTGCTGATGTCCGCCAGAGCCTCTACGCGCTCTATTTCTACGAAAAACATGGCCGTAGTAAACGCGCCCATAGCCACTAAACAGGCTGTCGCCATGCGCCGCTGGGCCCGTAACTTACGCATTTCATGCTCGACCTGCCTAATCTCCTTGGCGTGAGCCAGTTCTTCGTCGGTGATCTCCCCATCCCCGTCCAAATCATATTTCGCGTAGGTCGTGTCTTCCTGAAACTTCTTTGGACTCATTTCTGGCTCTCCCGTATTTCTTTAAGCGTCTCCTGTATTGTCATGTCCTTACGAGCGTTAGGATCGTATTTGCACTGATATTCGCTCGGAATAAAGTCGTCATACCCAAAAAACTGGGACTCAATGGTGTTGTTCTGTCCCCGGAAAACACAAACCAGCTTGCGGTCCCCTAGTTTCTCGCACTTTACCTTACGGCAGATGGTCATCACCTCCGCCGCATTTGCAGTGTGCGCCTTCAGCAGTATGACAAAGAAGGTCAGAATTGAGGCACCAATGCCAAGCAGCACAATCCAAGCGATAACTTCCACAAACTTGCGCCGTTTTTCGCGCTGTTTGTACACGGCTTCCTGCCGCTGCTTACGAATTTTGCCTTCAGTAGCAACCAAATCGTCCCAAGCGGACTTGCCAAGTGTCAAAGAAATCCACTGCCGGAGCTCTTCGCGCTGGGCTTGGGCCTTGCGTTTAGCCGCAAAAACCTCCATCGCTTCCTGCTCGACAGTCTTACCTGCAAATAACTTCTTGAAAATAGGGGGATTTTTAGCTTCGCGTTCGGCTTGATCAAGGTCTGACAGGGCCCCCATCCAGCGGCCAATGTCAGACATCATAGACTCAACGTCCCGTCCGACCGAAAATCCCTTTTTAATAGTTGTGAAAGCGGCTGACGCCGTGGCCATCGCCGTTACTGGATCCATTTATCCGGCCCCCAATCATGTTTTCTTCTTCCGCTTCTTTGTCTTACCCGCGTTAGACAAAGCGATAGCTATAGCCTGCTTCTGCTTATAGCCCTCGTTCATCAGCTTCTGAATGTTTTTGCTGATGGTAGCCTGACTGGAGCCGCCAGCTAGCGGCATTATTCACACGCTATGTAGCTACCGCCTTTAGTAGCCGCACCCATACCGCGGACCTTGCCCGGCTTCATGCTCTGAGTCATCTTCACTTCTTGGGCGCTGCCATACGGAATACGGCCCTGATCGTCGATCTGAGCGTATTCTGTAGCTTTCGGGGCATTACCCGGCTTGTTCGTTACGATTTTTACTACAGACATTACTGTCCCCTTCCTTTGATAAATTCACGCTGCATTGCAGCATCAATACGAGCCGCGGTTTGCCGCTCTTGGCTAGCCAGACGCTGCTGGAACTGATCCGCCCGCATACGCTGATTTGCCGCCTCAAGGTTGAGCTTGGCTTGGTCAGTCTGGGCATCTGCCTGCTCAGACTGAGCCTTGATCTGAAGCTCCTGCTCCTTGAGCTTGACCAGCGGATCCGGACCTTGGTTCGATACCTGCTGAGACAACTGCTTGACCATCTGCATACCTTCAGCAATGAACTGTGCAGTCAGGCCCTCAAGTTGCAGCATTTCTTCCTCAGTCGCCGCTTGACCCCCAGCCGCTTGACGGCTCTGAATAAACGCAACCGCCGCCTTCTCACGGGCCGCAATCTTTACGTGCTCCATGATGTGCTTCTGAAGCGCCATCGCAATAGCAGGCATACCGCCAACCATCGGAGTAGACCCAAACACCATGTGCGCCATGATGTGCGCCTCATGCTCCTGACCCTCAAACGCCTTCAGCGGTATCATGTCCATAGAGTCGATGTTCTCTTGGGCCGGGTCCTTGGGCAGAGGCTCTTCGTCCGGTACACGCCGCATGATGCGGTCAACGTCCTTGACGCCCAGAGCCTCGTACATGTCCTGATACACTTCATACATGTTGTGCATCTCAGGGGCGGCACCCGCTAGCTGTAGTTTGGTTTGCGCCAAAGCAATGCGCTGCGCCTGACTAAACACGTTCGGATCGGACACCGGCAGAACATCTACGCGGTCGTCAAAGTCCGACCGCATGATAGTTGAGTCCGCGCCCTCCACAGCATACGGATATTCCTGTGGCAGGCTCTCGCTCATTACACGAGCCAGAATCTTAAACTCCTGCCGCATACCATAGTGCAGCCGCTTATGGACCGCGCTCATCACACGAGAGCCTTGCTCCAACAGCGCAATAGTCGTGCCGACCGCCGCCTGCTGGTTGCCGTCGCCCACTTTCATGTCTGTAATCGTCGCAAACCGCTGTCCAGCGTCTACAACGAAGCCCAGAAGCGAAAACAGTGTCTGATCTGGACCTTTGAAGGGCAGCGGCATCAGGCTGTCACGGATAGCCCCTCCGGGAGCGTCTACATCGCGAAACTCACCGGGCTGCAACGGGTCATCGTCATCCCTGATACGTAATCCGCGGGCTTTGAAACCCGCTGGGAGGTTGGACAACGTACCAGCGTCGATTAACTGTCGCAGTGCCGCTGTGGCGGTCCGTGACAGCCCGCCAATCGTGTGAATAAGCCCCAGACCGTAGAAACCAAAGCCCGGCAGGAACTTAAAATGCACAAAATATTGTATTTTGCGCTTCAAATCATCGTCTTCACGATAATTCCAGCGTATCGACAGGATTTGTCCGTTATCCTGACTAATTGTGACAACATATGGTATTTTAATACCGGTAAACTCGCCGTCCTCGTCCTCATCTTCGTACCCCTCAAGGTCCAAATCGACATGACACTCCAAAATAGTGCAGTCATAGTCGATCTGAGAGGGCGTAACACCGTCAATACGCTGGATTTCGTCGTCCACAGAGCCCGATTCGCCCTGTGCGGGTATCACATTGATGTCCAAGTAGAACCCAGACACCTGTTTCTTCCGCAAATCGTTCAGCGACATGCGAACAACCTGCGTAATGTTCGGGCAAGTGTCCAAATCTGCCGTGTCATACGGCACAACAAGGTGCTCTGCCGGGATAAACTTGCTTACCGCACGGCCCAGAGTCTCGTCATAGTACACTTTCTTGAAGGTAGAACCGGCCAGAGGCAAATAAAACAGCATCTGGTCCATATCTGGCGTGTAATCCTCCATC